TGTGTTAGAGCACCACCACCAACATCAGTTTTAGTTTGAGTTGGTGTTTTTGAAAGTTCTTTTAAGTTATAAAATTCTTCCTCTTCATCTGATGTCGGAGGAAATTCTATTCCTTTTGCTATTTCTTCATCTTTGTATTTTTTTCTAACTTCATTAATTCTTTTAAATTCTTCAAAACTAGCAGTTGTATATCTTCCTCTTTCATCTAAAAATAATTTGTCTTCATCACCTAAATAAAAATAATTATTTCTAATGTAATAATCAATTGCTTGTTTTTGTTTTTCTTTCTCTGTTTCATATCTTTCATCTTTTGGATTATCATAATCTATAAATAATTGCAATTGTCGATTTTTAGAAGGTGTATCATTTTTAAAACCTATTTTACTTGTTTTAAGACCCTTAACAAGTTTATTTAAACTATCAATACCTAATTTTTTTTTTGTTTCTTTTATTTTTGCATTAATTTCTTCAAATAATTCATCACTAGAACGCCAATAAGGTGTAGAAGGCATTCCTTCTTTTTTTAATTCTCTTCTTTCTTTTTGACTTAAAACAGGGACTTTAGCATCTTCCTCTTTATCTCTTATATTTCTCCAATAAGAAAAAGGTAATTCTTCTGTAAATAAAAAAAGTTTTCGTAATCTTTCATCTTTACTCATATATAATTACATAACAAAATTATTTTTAAAATACGAATAATTACCATTTTTAAATTCAGGGGCAAGTTTTGCTTTTTTATACATAGAATTCTTTGGTTTATTCTTATTTAATATATTTAACATATGTTCTTTCTGTGATAATGCTTTAGTTCCTTCAAATGCAACACGTCCTCCTTTCCTTAATCCACTGGTTACGTCTAATGGATTTTTCATTAATTCATTAGAAACCAACATATCTCGTAATTCAGGATAATTTAACTTCATCATTCTCTTTCCGCGAGGAAGATATTTAGCATATTCTAACATAGTGATATACTCTTCAACACTCATTTTTTCCCCTTCTAAAATTGTCCTTTGTTTTTTAGTTAATAACTTAGTATCATCATATATTTCTTTTTTTGGTGTCCGGAAACCCATAACAGACTTCATAGCAACAGAATTATAAATATTTTGATTAGTAATCATATAATTAATAAAAAGAAAATTATTTTAATAGAGGAGGCAATGAATTGTCTATTCTCGCTAATCCTTTTTGTTCCATAGCAACTGCATTAACCGGTAATGTGGGTGTTTCGTTGCACGGATCTGTTATTATCATATTTTTTGGAACGAGTTTTACTTTACCCCTATCTTCAAATTTTTCTAATGTTTTATCATATTTATCATTTAATCCTTTCAATAGCATTTTTTCATTTTGAGGATTTATATATTCAGCTTGCGGTGCTTTATTCATTGGAAAAATTAATTTATTACCTTCAACCTGTGCTTTTCCGTTTTTTCGTGTAAAATATAAGCCACTATTATCATTCCACCCTAAACGTTGTTTGGATAAGTATTCCATTATAAACTATTAAGATATTTTTTATGTTTGATTGATTGGAAATGTCTATTTTTTGAATAATTATCATTTCTATAACGTCCTCCACAATCACAATTAATTTTACCAAGACTTGTTTTATATTTTTTTCTATGTTTTTTTATTTTATCTTCATTGTTGATACTCCAATTTTTATGATATTTATATAAATGTTCTCTATTTTCTTTACTCCATTTTTTTTGATATTTTTTACTAAATTTTTTATATAAATCTAATGCTCTCATTTTATTAATATTTTCTGTTTTATCAATATAATATTGTTCCTTTAATAAAACTGGTAATTTAAATCTTGTCTTAAATCTTTCTAATTCATTACATTTATAATTTTTTCTTAATAAAATTTTTTTACTTTCACATTGTTTTGTTGGATGTTTAAAAGAATAATATTCGTGATGTTTTAATCTTTTTTCTAGTGGTTTAACAGTGCTTCCTATATATCTTTCACCAGTAGTTAAACAAACAATTTCATAAATAATTGCTGTCCTTAATTTTTTATAAACTTTTTTTAATGTCATTTCAAAAATAAAAATCAAAATATTTATTCAAATTTAAAAAAAACTTGCCTTATACAATTAATGTATAAAGTTTTTATTAATAATAAGAGTTTTATTGAAAACAGCCACAAAGCAATTAGTGATAGAATTAATAAAGAAATTATAGAAGGTAAATTACAATCTAATTTAACATCAAGACATATTGTTTCTAATTGGTTAAGTAGGAATAATAAATCTAAGAAATGGGATTTTGTCGCTGTTTTAAGAACCGTCTCAAAGAAACCAGTTTCCCCTCGTAGGCAACCAAAGGTAAATCTTGGAGTAATTCAACATTAAAGCAAGCATTTTGAATTCTATTAAAATCATATGAATAATTCATTTTTTTTTCATTATCATAATATAAACTTAATTTTCTTGCTTGTTCTTTATCTTTTGGAAGAATTTTAAAGTATAATTTATAACCCTTAATTTTATTTTCACATTTCTTACAAATTCTACCTAATTTAACATCAGTTCTACGTTTATGATAATCTCCACAAAAACAACATAATTTTTCAGGGTTTTCACGTTGTACTCTTTTTTTTTCTTTTTTAACTTTTATTTTATTTTCTAATTCTTGACATCTTTTACCTTCGGACTTAGGTAAAAATCTTTTTATACAAGTGCTTCCGATAGGTAAATCTTTTGTATATGCTGATGGAATATAATTACCATTTAATTTATTAACAATTCTATAATTTTTTTTAATATCTATTCCACATATACAATTAGTATCTCTTTCTATATAATATTCATCATCCATTTCCCATTCTTCAAATGCGTCCATTGCTCTATTACTTTCACTCAATGGAATAATTACCTTACAAAATTGTTTAAAACAATGATATCCTCCTTTATTCATATTATGATATTATACAAAATATATGTTTAATTCATTTTTTTTTCTTCTAACTTTCTATAATATTCAATTTTAGCATTTATATGGTCTTTAAATTCTTTAAACATAGTAGTAGCAAACCAATCACTTTTAGTATGTTTTACAATATTTTTAACACTTAAATATTGGGGTGTTTTAATAAATTCTAACCATATCTTTTCTAAATTATTTTGATATGAATTTCGTTTTTCATTTAATAGTTGTTGTTTTAAAAGTTGTTCTTTCTCTTCTCTTATTAATCTTTCTCGTTCTTTTTTTTGTTCTAATTCATATGCTATTAATCGTTGTTTTTCTAATTCTATTTGTTTCTGTTTATCTTCTTGAAGTTTAATTAATCTTTGTTTTTCTACATATTCATTTTTAACTTTTCGTTTCCAAAATTTATTTAATAAAATTAATAAAGTAGGATTATTTTTATTAATATCTAATAATCTATTAAATTCATATTTTTCAATATCATTAATATAACTCATTAAGCAAAATTCTAAGTATTCACTCCAATTTGTAATTTCTTCAAATGAACCACTTTCTAATTTATTTATAATAGATTGTTGTAATTTTTTATTAACTTTACCATTTTCTAATCTTTTACATTTATCAAAAATACAAACACAATTATTACCACAGAATAATCTATCACCATTATTAATATTATAAATATAATAATAGTTTTTTAATTTATGTCCGCAAAAGCATAAAGCACAATAATCATCATTTTTATAAAAATGTGGTTCAACTACAAAATTAGATAAAACTTCATCAACATTATTTATATTTATTTCATAATCTAATTTAAGATAATCTGCTAAATTAGTATATTTTTTAGTATCAAAATTATTTAGGTTAGACATTTGATTATATACAAAAATCTATTTAAAATCAAATTTTTTTCTCAATTATTATAAATGGATAAACCACTATATAAACCTATGAAATCTACAAGAGCTGGAAAAAAAGGAATGGTTTATGTTATGAAAGATGGTAAAAAAAAACTTATACATTTTGGTATGAGTTCTATGAGTGATTATACTCAACATAAAGATAAAAAAAGACGAAAAAGTTATTTAGCAAGAAGTGCTGGTATAAGAAATAAACAAGGTAAATTAACAGCAAATGATAAGAATTCTGCTAATTATTGGAGCAGGCGAGTGAATTGGTAATATTTAAAAAAAATTTGATTTTAAATTTATTTTAATATTATTATTAAATGCTTGACATATTAGATTTAAAAGAAGAAAAAAAAGAAGAAAAAAAAGAAAAGGAAACTAAAAAAGAACCAGTTAAACCTAAAATAGATTATTTAGCAAGGTATAAAGTTTATTTGGGATATATTTTAAATTAAATTATGATTTAAATCTTGCTTTTTACATTTTAATATATCTTTTAATTTTTTAAAATTTCCTTTAAGTGTTTCTATCGTATCTATTAGTAATAATTTAACTTTTTCTATTTTTGGATATTTGTGTGAATTTTGAATTTTTTTCATTTAATATTAATTAGATTATCTTGATGATGGCCTTTTAAAAATTTATATGCTAATTCCCTTGTTTCTTGTAATTCCATTCTATCCCAATATTCATCATCGTGATAATATCCAAAAAGAAACCCTCGTGTATATTCTCTGTAATGCTTTCTACTTATTTTAAAAAATCTTTTACCTTCATAATATTCTTTATTTTTACCTTCATTTTCAGTTAAACTTTCATTTGGTTTTTCATAAAAAAATATACTATAATTTATTCCCATAATAAAATAACCAATCATTTTATTTTTAATCAAAAGTGATAGTAATGATTTTAAACTCTTTTTTGTATTGTTTTTTTTTTGGTTTTGCTTTTGGAACTGGTTTTTCTTCACCATATCTTTTATATCTATACATTTGATTAAAATAATCTCTATTTAATCTTCTATATTCTGATGCGTAAGATTTTTCATTAAACATTTTATATTATAATATAAAAAAAAAACTAAATTTAAACCCACTATTTTTTCTAATAATAATAATCTAATGATAATCTAACTAATTCTTTTGGTAAATGTTGTTCTAATGATTTTCTTGCTTGATTTTCTTTTCTTTGCTTGTAATTCCTAAAACATTTTTGAATTTTACTAGCATCTTCATTGGTATATTCCCATATTTCTTCAATATATTCATATAAATCCTCTTTAAAAATTGTATCATAAGCCCATTCGGATAAACAATTTTCTGTTAGTTCTTTATTTGTTAAATCTAAAAGTTCTCCTCCTGTTTCTTCATAAAAATCATATAATAAATCAAAATAGGGCATATTCAATTTTCTATTATTTTGAAAATATTGATATCTATAATAGCTTTCTTCCAAACTATCTATTAAATCATCATAAATTTTATCAAATAAATCTTCCTCTTCATTAGTATCATACTTGTAAATATCTATTGTTTGCCAAAATCTATATTGGTCTGAACCATAAGTATCAAAGAAATCCTCATATAAATCTTTGCTTGTGTAAATATCTCTGATACAATCCATATTTTTAATAAAGCAAAATAAAAAAAATAATTGTATTCAAATTTTTTTCGCGGTTTTTTTTTATACTTCGGCGACATTACGAGTACAAGAACTTCCTAAACATTTAATTTCATTACATCTGCTATTACGCAAACCTGAAAATAAAACTGCTATTAGTCCTGATAATGATAATAATAATGAAGATATAAAAATACCTATTAAATTTAAATCATTTTTTTGGTCTATTATAATTTTTATAGGTTCTCCTTGATAATCATAAATCGTATAATTCATTATTATTATATTAAATATTTTAAATCGTGATTTAAAATAAAAAAACGGCGAAAAAAATTTGATTTAAAAAAAATTTTATTGTATTAATCAAAAATGAATTATACAGAATATTACAATAAAGATAATTTACAAAAACTCCAAAATCTTGATAAATCAACATTAGAAAATATAATTAAAGATGATGACCGACAAGATTGGGATGTATCTTATATTATTAAAAATATTAAAAAAATGACAGCAATTAATAGAGTTAGTTATAAAACTATTGGTGGATTTGGTAGAAAATATAGTAAAAAATTATCTTTACAAATGTTGC